CTGCCGACTGGATAAGAATTTGGACCAGCCATCCAGAGCTTCGCAACGAAATGACAGATTGGCAAAAAGGAGGTCAGCAAAATGGGAACTAAACGATGTGCAATTTGCACCCCAGAAGTAAGAAATATGGAAAACTACAACTACGGACCACACGTTAAGATTGTCATAAGCACAGAGTGCATTCACTGCAACACTCGCGCCGTCCACGAAGCTTATCTTTCCGATCTTCTTCTCTATATGGAAGTTGTTCGCCTGGACGTTCCACCAAATGAAAGCAGCGATCCTAACTTAGGAGAAGGATAATGCTAAAGAAGCTTATGACAACAGACTTTGGCCATTACAAAGCAGACATCTACATCCGTGACGGACTCGGCGGAGAGTTCTATTCCAAATACGACGGGACAGCACTGCCTCGGATTGTCATTGGCATTGACTATGAACATAATGAATGGTACCAACTATTCAATGTTCTTCTTCACGAGGTCATAGAATGCCTCCTTGCCATAAGTGGGTTTCGTTTTGAGCAAGCACCATCGGTAAGCTGGGGGACCGACCGTTTCACATTTCACTTTGACCACGCCCAGTTTTCCGAAGTAATTTCCAAAGCCTCCCTGGGCCTTGTCAAGATCATTCCAGAGCTCAAGAAGGCCTTCGCCAAGGCTTGCAAGACCCGTAAGCCTCGCCCGGTTCATTAAATGAAAAGGACCAGATTATGAACGAACAAAACTCAGCACCAGAGCGCCTTACCACTAACATCGTTCCACCCTCCGGTCCGCTGGACGCAAAGATTCTTATGATTGGGCAAAGCCCAGGAGAAGAAGAAGACAACGGACTTGAGCCATTCATTGGCAGCGCCGGCCAATTCATGTTTCGCTGTGCCAAGCAGATAGGATTGCTGCGCAACGAGGTTCTGCTAAACAATGTCTTTGTCCAACGGCCTCCAGGCAACGATGCAGGTTACTTCTTTGAAGACAAACGTAAGACAATACTTACTTGGGAGGGAAGGGAACATGTTGAAAATCTTCGTAATTGGCTTATCGAACTCGATCCACGGCCGAATCTTATTGTCGCCCTCGGATACGAGTCTATGTTCGTGCTCACTGGCAAGAAGCGCGTATGGAAATGGAGAGGGAGTGTTCTTCCCTGCACACTGGTTGATGGATACAAGGTCTATGTTACTCTCCACCCCAGTGGTGTCCTTCGCCTTATCAGCGAGCCAGAAGAGAAACTCATTGGAGTTAAAAAAGAACTTGCCAACAACGCTTTGCCACTATTCCTCCGCGACCTTGAGCGAATACGGGTTCAGGGCGAGTTTGCGGAAATCAGACGTCCTAAACGGAACCTTGATATCGATGTGGCTTTTGGCGGTCTGGTCGCACGATTGGAAAAGCTCAACAGGGAAAGCATTGACTGCTCAGTTGACATTGAGACATTATACGGTCCAGAAGGGCCGATCCTTTGGTGTATTGGTTTTGCACCAAATCCAGAGTATGGGTTCGTCGTACCTTTTCTAAGACAGCAGCGCTTTGCATGGACCGCAGCAGAAGAGGCGCAGCTCCTTCGCCTTATCTCCGCTTACTTCCTCAATCCAAAGGCAAAGAAGATCTTTCAAAATGGAGGCTACGACTTAAGCATTCTTGGCAAATACTATGGGCTCCGCGTTGATGCAAAGACTTACGAGGACACAATGTGGCTGCACCATGCAAGTTTTCCAGCTATGAGAAAAAGCTTGGAAACCCTTACCTCCATGTACACCTGGGAGGCCTACTACAAGGACGAGGGCAAAGTCAACTATGGCAAGCGTGGAGGTGACAAAGCCGAGTTCGAATACAACTTAAAAGATTGCGCCTGCACCAAGGAAATCCATCCGCAGCTTCGCGATATTGCTGCGCAAATGGGAACCTGGCAAGGTTACAAACGAAGCATGAGCTTTATGCCAAGCTTGCTCGCTATGCAAATTCGTGGAGTTCGAATGGACGTTGAAAGAAAAGCAGAGCTGGAAAAGGAGTATTTCGACAGAGCTAACATCGCCCATCAGACAGTTTGCCGCATGGAAGGAGAATACATAAACTTAAACTCTTCCAAACAGCTCATCGCCCTTCTCTACTACAAGCACAACTTCAAGCCGCAAAGGAATTTTAAAAAGAAAGACCAACCGCTCACCGCAGATAAAGATGCAATGCAGAAGCTGAAGCGTTTGTACCCTGGCGAAGAGGTCATTCAACAGATCATGGAGTATAAGAAGTTTTCCAAGCTCCATTCCACCTATGCCTCAATGGAAATGAACACAGACGGACGTGTCCGTACATCCTATGGCTTTGTCTCAACATACCGCTTGTCCTCTTCAGAAAGTCACTTTGGCGCGGGAGGAAACCTTCAAAACATCCCAGTGCGTTCTGACGAAGGTCGAGCAATTCGAACCATGTTCATCACAGATGACATGGAACCTTACCCTCCAGAGGAATGGGAAAAGATCGTAGCCCTTGTCACCAAGGTCGCTGGTCCAAAAGTCGCTTCGACGCTGGTCAATGGAAAGATGCTCATGCTTGCATCTGACTTGTCCCAAGCCGAGGCTCGTGTTGTTGCATGGGAATCAGAAGACTTGCGCATGATCAACCGCTTCCTCGATCCAACATGTAACATCCACTGGGAAAATGCAAAGGAAATCTTTCAATTCCCTGACGAACTTTCCTATGGCAAGCTTAAGGAAATGGCAAAGTTCTACCTAACTGGAGATGAGTTCACCCACTTTGAGTTTCGACAAATGGGAAAGGAGATCGAATACGGCGTCTCCTATGGCATGGGGCCAAAGCAATTCCAGATGAGCCTGGCTCGTCAAGGCTTTGTCCTTCCATACGCGGTGTGCAACCAGCTACTCGAAGGTCGCCTTTCCAGCAAGCCTTTGCTCCGTGAATGGCATAGGGGAATCCAAGAACAACTCCGCGCAACACGCACTCTAACCAGTTCTTTTGGAAGAAGACGTGTGTTCCAAGGTCGCTTCAACAACAATCTTTGGAAAGCAGCCTATGCCTTCTCTCCACAAAACACTGTAGGCGAAATCGTTGAGCAAGGAATAGAAACAATCTTCGAGAACTACGAACCAAAAATCCAAATCCTTCTCAACGTGCACGACGAAGTTGTAACTCAGATAGCACCACATCTTATCGCTTGGTCAATACCAAGAATCAAAGCTGCAATGGAGATACCACTTACGATAAAAGGCAGAGAACTCATCATCCCTGCAGAGTTCAAAGCCGGAGCCAACTGGGGAGAACTGCACGAGTTCGAACCTAACCAAACCTAAGCAAAACGAAGGGAGACAAATAACATGGATCACCTACTCAAAGACATCGTTAACTGGTCAGCAGAACGGGGCATCTTCGCCTATTCAACTGTGGAAAAGCAATACGAAAAGCTTCAGGAAGAAATGAACGAACTCAAACTCGCCATTGATAAGCGAGATCGCACCGAAGTCAAAGACGCTGTAGGCGACTGCATCGTCGTCCTAACCAACCTCTCCCACATGTTCGGGTATCATTTGGAGCAATGCCTTGCTCATGCATGGAGCGAGATCAAAGATCGCAAAGGCAAGATGATAGATGGAAAGTTTGTTAAGGAGGAAGAACAAAAGGAGCCTGTTGGAGCTACACCATTAGAAATGGAATCTGTTGGATCAGCGCCATCTGGAACAGTGCTCTGCCCAAAATGTGCAGCCATTAACAGATCCGATGCAATTAGTTGCTGGCGCTGCACCCAATACCTGGGTGATGCATACCTTGAGATAGCCCCAACCTCGCGCTAATCCTTCTTGCATAGAAAGTCGACAATGGCAACTAAACGCAAGTTTTCTAATTGGCTCCATGCACTCGCACAACATGTAGAGGACACAGAGTCAGCTCGTTCCTTTTGGCTTTGGTCAGGACTATTCTGCATCAGCTCCGCGCTGGAACGCAAAGTTTGGCTCCCTTACGGTGTCGATCCCTTGCTCCCCAACCTCTACATAATCAGTGTCGGTCCTCCGGGCAAAGCCCGCAAAGGCCCTCCGGTAAGTTTTGCCAAAAAGCTTCTCGGCAAGGAAGGAATCGCAGCAGAACTGTTCGTTGACTCTCCAACTAAACGTGCGCTCACCCAGCAGATGAGTGAAATTGGTGGAAGACGTATGTACCAAATGAGAGATGAAAAGGGAGTACTTCACAACAGAACCCAGTCTCCAATCATCATCGCCTCATCAGAACTCTCCTCCTTCCTTGCCGTAGATCCAAAAGGTATGATCGAAGCGCTGACCGACCTTTTCGACTTCCATGAAAAGTGGGTCTACAAGACCAGCAAGTCCGGCGAAGACTTCATCGTAGCTCCTTACACAACGTGCTATTTGGCCACAACCCCAACTTGGATGTCGAACAACCTTCCCGCAGAGGCCATTGGCGGTGGCTGGACTTCGCGCTGCGTAATAGTCTTTGCTGACAAAGCCTACAAGAAAGTTCCCATTCCACCAGTAGTACCTCTATGCCCAGATCTGGTCCACGACCTGAAAATAATCCATTCCATAGCTGGAGAATTCACCTGGGCACCAGAGGCAAGAAAGTACTTTGACAACTGGTACAACTACAAAATCGACAAACTCTACTCTGCAACTTACGATGAGCGCCTCCATGCATACCTTGCCCGTATTCACATAATCTCCATCAAAACGGCAATGTGCTTGCACGTAGCAAAGAAGGATTCCCTTGTCATAGAAGAAGAGGACATAAGAGACGCCATCCTACTTTGCGAGCAAGTCCTAATCGAGGCACCGAAAGCCTTTGGCTCTCAAGGTTCCAACGTCTTTGGCGAGGACATTCGTCGCATCTGCACTCAAATTCGAACCCTTGGCCAAACAGACATAACAACACTCATGCGTCTCAATTGGCGTCATGGCAGCGCCGGACGTACTCCACGCGAAACCGTTGAGGCTGCGCTTGACACCCTCGAGACAATGCGTATTATCAAACGAGGACTTCATACCATCGAAGGACAGAAGACAGAAGAATCAATTACTTGGATAGGAGGAAAAGACAGTGACGTACTCTACTCGTAATCTTCATTTAATGAAATCAATCTGGATCGCTTGCGCACTATTGCTTGTCGCGACAAGCCCCACTCTGGCCGACCAGTGGGCCAAGGAGGACATCATCCTCGAGGCTACTTGGGAAGTCTTACACATGGTTGATTGGGGTACTACAAGGAATATTACAAAGGAAGACAATTACTATGAACTCAATCCAATCATTGGTTCTCATCCATCAACAAGTCAAGTGGATACTTACATGGCCCTCAGCGCCTTGCTTCATCCAGTTATAACACAACTTCTTCCTAAGAAGGCCAGAACCTTTGGTTTTGAATGGCATCCAAGGGGAATTTGGCAGGCAATCTCAATCAGCGTCAGCGCAACTTGTGTTGTCAACAACTACTCCATCGGTCTCACCATGAGGTTTGACTAATCGCCCAGTCCCCAGAAAGGAACAAACTCTTGATCCTGGGCACGACCAAGAATAGCCTTTGGCAAACCTTCAGTTCCATACTCCTGATACGCCTTATACAATTGGCTTGCTTGCAATCCGCCAGGAACAAAAGTCTCAAACGAGCTTTTCATCGCACCAACCATTTCCTCATAAGCCCGCTCCATTCCTTCCATATCATCTGGTCGGGCCTCGCGCATCTGCCCTGCAGCAGCAAGCATCTTGCGCACAGGCTCTAAAGCCGGCGGAGTACCGAAGCCGCCCAGCGGAAATGGACCCAAAAACGTAGTAGCTACAGCGCGATCCCGACCAGCCCACCACTCAATACCCTGCTCAACAAGCGCACCACTAAGCACAAAGCTAACCATTCGGGAAACCTTGGTACTCGCATCCCCAGTCCTAACCCACTTATGAATCAGATGCCCATAGTTCATCCACCAAGAATTAAACGAAGTGATCATTCGTGGAGCACCGCCCCGGCCGAGTGCCATAGGCGCTTCCAACGTACCGTATAAGAATTGCGTATCAGAGATAACATCCTTAACAAACGCAGCTTTGGCTTCCTCTGTCTTTCCCAAATGGAGCAAGTTCTCAATCTGGTCCCTAACCCAAGGTTGCCTTGCATCCAACTTAACCTTTCGGAGAAACTTAGCCATGTTTCCTCCAGCTCTGCTCATAGCACCATCCCACTTTGCTACAGCGGCTCCACCAGAAACATAGCGATTCCACCTATCTGACATTTGGAACATGCTCATAAAAGCATCTCGAACTGAATCCGAAGAAGGAAGAATGCCTTTGGCACCAGGCAGCATGCGCCCAGCTACTTGATCTGGCATGTACTCGGTAATCGCGCCGATAGACTGGATGTATTTCCTATGCTCCTTCGTTGCGGCTAAAGCCGTTCCCTTAGCCACTGCAACATGGTCAAAGATTCCTCCACCAAGATCTGTACCCACAGTCAAATAAGGCTGCGTAAGGTTGCGGAACATAGCGAATGGGCGAAAGCCAAGTAGCCCGGAGTACTGCATCCCAGTAATTACCCTTGCCGCTCGCATAGCACGATAGGCATCCCAGTTTCCTGCCAACGGCGTCTTCTGCAACACATTAGCCACAAATTCATCCAGAACACTTGGTCGGCCAACTGCCCGCGAGATAACACTTTCCGTATGCAACTTCCACGACTGCGGCAACGTCTTTGCATACTCAACCACCTTCCCAACATCATCGTAGAAGTACAATTGCTTAGCCATCTGCGTTGTACGCAGCTCAATCATTTTGGACAAATCCGTTATCACATCCTGCGGAACAGGCAACTTCCTTGTCCTCATAAATCCGGCTTCGCCAGCCAGTGCCAATGACCAGTTCGTCTCCATCGCAGCTCCAGCCTGGCGCATCCGAGGAAAGTAGTACGAAAGATAAGCCGGGAATCCAAACTCCTTGCCATAGGACAACCGCTTTCCAACTTCCCCAACAGCCTTTTCCAACTCCTTTCCTTCCAAGGCAAAGACACCATTTGTCTTAAGCAACGCACGGTACTTGGCCAAGATCTGCTTAACAGCAGAGCTGCGCTCAAGATGAGTAAGTCCAGTGCTACTTGCAAAGACCGCATCAATCTTAGGCCCAAGCTTCCCGCCCAACTGTCCAACAAGCGCAGCTCCGCGCGGCGTCAGCCCAGTTGAATGAAACACCTTCGGTAGCCACTTAGTAAGAAGATCCTTGTACAACAAGTTATGATAGTCATAAACCGCATCAACAAGCTGAGCCACAACAGGCGAACTTTCCCTTGTCCTCTTAAGCGATTCCTCAATAGTCCTAACCGCAACTTCCTTATTCACCAATCCCTTTCTCCCCATCTCCGCCAGCGTATCCGCTTTCCTCATCAACGAAGCTGCTTCTTCCAAGATTGGCTTCGTCCAAACCTCCTTATTCGCCGCGAACTTAGGAATTCCATCCTTCACAGTAAGCTTTCCAAATCCCCTCTCATCAAGCATCTTCAAGAACGTAACCATCTTATTAGTCTTATACGTCCCGACATTCAACTTGATCTGGCGAAGCGGCTCAAAAACCTTAGACATGGTTCCCCATACCGATTCTCCAGCACCCATGACCGAGCGCACAGGATTGAACCAAGGCAAGATATACCTATCCGACCCCAACGTGTGCACTGCACGGAGAAACTTTTGCCCTTCAGGAGCCAACATGTTTGATATCAAATTCGCCGACTCGTCAATAGACAACGTAGCAAACTTAATATGTTTCGCCGCTTCGCTGCCAAAAAACTTCCCAGCTTGTGCCTTAAGCACAGCCTCGGCATGTGGCATATTAAATCCAAGCATCTTAAGGTTCTCTCGGTAAACCGACGCATAATGCTTCGACTGCAACGTCGAATAGTCCAACGCCTTAATCACTTCCTCCGCAGGTGTAGGTCCTCCATACATAGCTCCAGATGTCCGTTTAACATAGTCCTTCCAGGCTTTGCTCATCGGCTTTCCAGCCAGTCCCTTCTCATACTCCACCACCTTAAGCACAGGTGAAGTCGGATTCTCTGCATACCTTGCCAACCCCGCAGCTTCATCCTTAGCAAAGCCAAAGCGCTTTCCACCCAGTACCTTTTGCGCACTTTGCTTAAAATCAAACCCTTTCCAAAATCCACGCTTAGTAGAAATAGCCTCAATAGCCTCTTCAACTGGCTTAATCTCCATCAAGCTTCTTGCCTTACGCCACTTGGACATAGCCTTAACTGCCGGCTTAACTCCCTTGCCCCATATCGTCCCAAAGCTCCAGAGAAGCACACCGAAGGACTCCCACAGCATAGCCTCATTCTTCTCCTCCGTCGAGGCCTCTTCATAAAACCTTCTTTCCGACGGCATCAAATACTTTGCAAATGGAACCATAGAAAGAGCAGTCGAAGCCTCCCTCGGTCCAAGCTGATGTGACCAAGAAATAGGATCTCCCCAAAGCAACTCCGCTGTAGGCCTTCCAAACGATCCACGCTCCTGTGCCACTTGTTCCATTGCAGCAGATGCCTGTTTCGCTGCTTGATCCCAAGCCTTTTCCCATCCAAACAACTCGGGCTTTTTCATCGCAACCAGATCTGCTTCATTTAATGAAACATACGAGGAGCTAAGTTCATCCGGAGATACAACACGAATGCTTCTTCCGCCTTCTTCGCCTTCCGGCTCCACTACTCTCATGGTTTCCACTTTCTAAGATCGTCGAGGGTCATATTGCTATGCAACTCCATAGCTTGATGCCAGGAACCAATAAGCTGTCCATCCATTGAGTAGACAAGGTTTCTTGTCTGATCATGAATGACATAGTTCCTCTTTCCATCTTTCGTTGTAAGTGCAACACGTTGCCCTGGAATGGCCTTGATCCTCACATTCTTTCCAACAGTCAATCTGTTCCAACCAATCCAAGGCTCTTCCAATCCAACAGTAGGTTGTCCATTCTCAGCTGGAACAAGAACATAGGTAAAACGGTTGTCGAACTGGCCAGATTGAAGCATAGAATTAATTGAATCCTCAAAGACGTTGAACACCTTCTCCTTCTCAATGTCGCTTCTTGCCGAGTTCCACTTCTTGTACAACTCTTCTTCAAGGCTCTTGAACTCCTTGACCGTCTTGTAAAGTGGATGCTTGGCATTAGGTACGGTGTCCGTTTCGAGAAAGTTAATCATCTTAACCGTCTCTTGCGAAGGAATCACTGATACCTTAAGCTTATCTTCTGGCCCTGGACGCTTACCAGTATAAATGGGCTCCAACTTAGTCCTTCCATCAATATGCTCGATGATGTTCATCACAGTTTCCTTCTGCATTCCATTTTCATCTACAGAAAGAAGCTTTGTCTGCTTAGGCGGAGCCCATCCACCACTAAGTGCAAGCTGCGCTCCATTAGTATCATATGCCGGACCTATCTCGTCGTAGAGCTTATTCCTTGATTCTCTCGAATGCAGCCTCCCATCCCTTGTCCCAAACAATTCTTCGTTAACCTCGAACTCGCCCTTAGGAACATAGGGAACTCCGCGTACTTGTGCTTCTTGCGCTCGGTAGTTGTCCTCAAGAATCTTTCTATTAAGATACGCACCAGGATCGTTCTTTGCCATATCCGCCGTAGGCGCTGGCGGAGGTGGGTTGAACTTTCTCCAGCGCGCAACACGCATCTCAATATCATCGAACGGGCTTCCCCCAACCAGCTTTTCAACAGCGCCTCGATATGCAGGAGGGAGACTTTTCGAATAAGACAAAAACCTTGTTCGAACGCTTTCCCGTTCCTCTGGCGTATTTGCTCCCTGGTACAGTTGGAGAAATCCATTCACATTATCCCTATGCGCTTGCCAGATACGTCCTTCTTTCTCCGCAGCTTTCCTTGCCTCTTGCTCAATGGCAAAAAATTCCAATTGCCTCGACCAAGCACGCTTTTCAGCTTGCCTTCGATATTGATCATCTATCCAGCGTTGAAAAACTTGTCCTGGCATCTGCTTCTCCTAATCGCTAAAATGAATCCAAAAGCGTACTTATCGTAGCAATCCAATCCATAGTGGTATCATGTTCCTGACTGGATTCTGCCAAGTTAACCTTCTTCCGTTCGACCTTGAGCTGTTCGTTGAACTGCCTTACCGTTTCAAGAAACTGTGCCGACCATTGTTCCTTACCAGTTTCAAACTCAGTTTGCTGCTGCTCCAACGACTGTGCGAACTCACTCTTCTGCTCCTCCAACTGGGCTTCCCTCAATCCCTGTTCCTCAGTGAACATCCACTTTGACAAGCCAAGCTTTTCCTTTTCAAGCCCAGCTGAAACATCAAATTGCCGCTGAGTCTCACCAAATTTTTCCTCTTCCAATCCCAGCTTCTTTTCCTCTAACCCAAAGCCTATGTCGAACTCTCGCTTCCGTTCCTCCAACTCCTTATAGAACGTGTCCATTTGAGATTGGTAAGTTGCGTTTTGCAGTGCAATAGCTCGCTGCGTAGACTCATATTCTCCAGGATTAACATACGCACTCTCACTTGGAAGGAATCTTGCAAAATCACCGCTGGCCATATTAGCCTCCTAATGCTGTTTGTGGATGTAGCACACCACCAAAACCAGTAACCTTCATAACTTGATTAACAGTGTTTGAATAAAATTCTACTTGAAAGCACCAAATCGCCTCCTTCGACGCATCGACATAACGCGAGACGCTCGCCTTTCCAGTCTGTGCCAATGACATCGCAGAAGGTATTGCAATCTCCGTCCCAGCACTCGCACGATTACCGTAAAAGTTAGTTGTAATCGTACCAGAATCCACCTCGAACTCACCATAGAGCTTGCGCACAAGGGATTCCAAAATACCCTCCGCCTCGGTAAACTCAATAGCTCTTGACCGTACGTAGTGCTCAATCGCAACTTCTGCATTATCCGCATCACGATCAGAAGTTCCGCTCGCCAAGTTTAACAAGAAACCCTCGGAGGTCCCACCCAACACAGTGTACTTATTATCCGTCCCCTTAACGATGGTACCCGTTACAACAGACAGTGCTCTCTCCCAAGGTGGAAACCATTCACTATACAAAATCGAATAAGGAAGAACCTTGTCAGAAAGGATCAGATGGTACATTCCATCGTAGGGTGAAATATACCCTTGCAAGTTAGTAATACTATCCGCTCCAATATACTCGCTTTCCTCCGGATCAAAATAATTCCTCACCGAATCGGAAACCTTCTTTATATTCTGCTGCGCCGAGCCCATGTAGACACCATCCAAGTCCTGCCACATAGCCACAGCAATCAATTCCTCCGTCCTAACCTCCGCCGTTCCAACTTCTGCAACAGCCAACGTCTTAGGACTCGCAATACCAACAGTACTTGACAACTGCAAGATCGCATAGTTCTTGTCCATAAGAAACGCACCTTGGCCCTTCAGGACAAGCAAATATTCACCAAGCGAAGCCGCTGCTTTAATAACTTGCTTTCCGCCAAATGGATAAGTCAATCTTCCTTCCAGATCTGTCATCTGGTCTGGCTTATCATATGGCGAAATGAGAAGTCGATTAGGCCAGTTCTTCATTCCCCAAAGCACAAGCTTTCCATTAAACTCACAACATCCAGTTACCGTAGGAAATGCCTCCGGTCTCGCTGCATAGACGATGAACGAAAGCTGCACAGCACTTCCCAAACTTGCATCCCAAGAGATCCTATACCAATACCCAGGAACAGGATCACCACCAATCGTCCTCCGCTGCACCGCGTAATCCGCTTGATCTATCCAAATAGACCCAGCCTGGGCAAAACTCGAAATCCCAGTTCCATCCAATGTCTCATCCACCAGCGCGGTAATCGCAACCCAAGCACTTCCATTCCAATACTCAATCTGATCTACCTGCGCATTGTTCGTATTCTCCTTCCCAGTAACAATTCCAAAGCCAAATCCAACAGCCTTCTCCGGTGCTTTAACATAGATAAAATCACTTGTCGTCGCATCAGAGATATCCATATACTGTTCTTCAGAATCGTTCGAGACAAGGCCAAGCTTATCCTGATACCTTCCTGCAGACTGGTCATAGAACATTGCACCCGTAGCATACTGAAACGTACCATCCCACTTATTAGTCATACGAGCCATGCCATAAGTAACCCGACACGTTGTAATATGAATAGCCGTAGGCGCTCCACTAAACGTAACCTGGTACCAGTACCCCATACGATTCCCAAGAACTCGCATCTCATCAGTCCCAGCTGTCCAGTTCAGCGTTCCATCAGTATCATGCGTCTCTGCCGTATCTGTCTCATCGCTTAGCGATCCAACGCTCGTCCAAGCTCCACTTCTCCACGCCTTAACAGATGGCGTAACAGTGTTCGTATTCTTCGAACTTCCAAAATTCAAAACAATAGAACTTGCAATTTCCTTAGAACAAACATAGTACGCTACCGAAGCATTAGCTGGAACAATGGCATAGGTCGAATCAGACAAATCTCCTACAGCAAGTGAATAGTCACTAATATTCTCACTCCCATCATCCACTAAGAACCCACAACACGTTGGAGTATCACCACCAAAGACCGCTGGTCCTCCACTTCCGTCAGCAAAGGTCAATTCCTCTCCCACAACAGCCCAGAACCCCGGTGTCCCACTCACTCCAGAAAGAATACTTCCTCCCAAGTTCTCCGCCTGCGCCAGCGGGTCTCCGCTTTCCTGTGCCAGAAGCGGCTCACCAGCTTCCGTCAACAACGTCTCCCCAGATTCAGTAAGCAACTCCTCAGTTACTATCGTATTATCCCTAATAACTCCACTCGTCTGTACCAACAGGTGATAATCATCCCACTTCGGATTGGTATATTGAAAGATAGAATTAACTTCATTTTCCAGCGCAACAGTATTAATCAAAGTATACCCGTGCCTTGGCCTCCAACCACCAGCACTACCTATCTTCTTCACATTCAATCCAGCAGAAACGAATCCCTGTGGCAACAACGTAGGAACCTCGAAAGGATGATATGACTTGTTGAACTTTTCAGAAATAATCATAAGCCCTGCCTATTGCTTTTTGATAAAAGTTGCGGCCAAATCTCCATATCCAGACCCTACTGTCGCATCACTACCAGTAGCAGTTCCACGCAGACGCATTACAAGCGTCCCAGATCCTGTTACAAAGCACATCCCGCCAATATGGCGAGCGTATGTCGTTGATGCTGATGCATCATTACTATCATTAATTTCACTCCCCGTCGTAAAAGAAATAGTAGCAGTTCCGCTACTTTTATTTATATAAAAATAATCCTTTCCGCCAGTACCGCCCTTTGTAAATTCTATATCAGCCTCGATGTAAAAAACATCTCCACTTGTCACAGTTCCCAAATCAAGTGTAGTCACTGTTGTTGGTGTACTAGTGACAGTAACGCCGGATGTGTCTGCCGCTGAATAAGACGGCACTCCGTCGCAGCGCGAATTAAGCTCAGCCTTCGTCGCACCACTTGCAATAGCATTAAAATCAATATCCGACGTTACCGACAACCCAGTCCCACTGGCCTTGCTCAACGTCAAGGTATCGGTGTATTCCCCAGTGCCTGAGACATAAAGCGTATCACCGTCACTGTCTGCGTTGATACCGACGTGGCCGGAACCGTCAAGCCTTAATATTGCGCCAACGCCTACAATCCCTAACGATAGAGAATTAGCTATATTTCCATCGCCAACTTTGAAAAATCGAAGATATCCGTGGTCCAGACTGGTTTCGTCCACACCAAAATATATATAAGCCCCACCGCTGTCGGATAGACTCGGAGTAAATATTTTTAATGGATATTCAGCTGTCGTCGCGCCTGTATCCGTTATCGTTACCGTTCCGCTCTGGCTAAAATTCTTATTGCTAAACGTAACAGCACCACTCGCCACATGTGCCTTAATACTCTGCTGCGAAGCCGCAGCAATAGCCGAATCTGAAGCCATATCATCTTCATCAAGAAACGCCGTTCCAGACAACGTACCATTAAGCACAGGACTAGTCAACGTCTTACTCGTCAACGTTTGTTCCAAGTCGGCCAAGAACGCAGCAATATTCGTTGCTGTAATCTTCTTAGTCGTACTATCCGTCATATCCACAACGGCCAGAACGTCCACACCAGCAAGACTTGTCAGTGCTCCAAGTTCGGTAAAAGTCTTAGACATTAGCCTACTCCTCGTCTCGTAACATATCTTGAGTTCTTAACCCTTGTCTCTATCCATTCCTCAAACGAATCCCAAGCACGCTTTTCCACTCCAGCAATCCACTTCAAATGCTCATCATTAACCACAGCCCCAGGCTTACTTGCCAACTGCATCAACGTCCTCAGCTCCCAAGCATCATGACAATCCTCCGGAACAATAGGCACTATCCCATAGACAGAATCTGACCCAAAGGTCCCTGCAGCGAGTGTACACACCCTCGTACTCCCGGCATAATCAGAAATCGTTGTCCTTGTTCCAGCGCCAGTCCCGCCCACAACCTCAATAACAAGTCCATTGTACCAATCATCGACCAACGAAGCTCCCATCGCATCCTGCAACGTCAAACTTCCAGCTCCTCCAGCCGCAGCAGTTCCTGCGTGCAACCCAGGACACTTCCTCTCATACCACAGATACACCTGGTTCGAGTACCCTTCCTTATTAACCTCAATAACATCTTCCAAGAGAAACCCTTGCGTTTGGCAGACACCAAGACCCGTCGAAGGCTGTCGCAACGCTCCCCTTTGCCTCACCGTAACCGAAAACGGAATCTCATACCCAGACGTTACTTCCTCCAAATAGATAGGCTTCGCGCAATCATTCGGCAAACTCACCTGTCCACTTCCATTCGGCGTCAACGCATCAGACTTCTTAACAAACCAATCCCCCATCGTCATGCTCATCTTACGATACATCTGCAGTTGCACCCGCTCCAACGCTCGCAGAATCATAAGATCAGTCCAATGCGCAGCAATGCCTTCACCAAGCATTCCCCTAATATCTTCCATCGCTTCGTAGGTATTCATAGCCCCTTCCTCGTCCCTTTCATTAAATGAAACGGATTAGTATTGGATAGCAAGATTAGGGTTGGGTTCCTTTTGCTCTGGCAATCGTCGTTGCCCTCCATTCGGTACCATGCGAAGCATAGCTTCCTTACGCTTCTCAACTCCATAGAGAATATCTGACATCGTTTTCAACCTGTCAGCTTCACCAGCAAGCTGGATCTGCAACTGATCTCCAAGCTTAGCCAACTTCTCGTACTTCTTAACAAACTCCCTTAGCTCCGGATCGATCTTGTAGTCTTCCACTCTTTCAGGCATAACTCACCGCCCTTTCTATCTTAAGTGTCCTTGGCACTTGCACCTGCAACACACCTTGGGTGTAGAGAAAAGTATCCCTCGCCACCGCGTCAATCTTGTTCCGAAAATCCTTTTCCTTCCGCCGCTGTTCTTGCGTATCCATCTCATCCAAGTAATCGCAAATTTGCTTCGCGCTCAAGTTATTCGCCATAAAAACATTCTGTTGCATCTGTACCAAGATGTCCTGCCCAAGCTGCCTAAACGTCTTCCCTTCCGTCTGCACCTTCATAACCATATAAGGTTCAACGCCACCGTCAGGAAAGGACCAAATCTCCCATTTCTTCGATCCCTTATCCCAGAGAACCTCGAATGAAGAGTCCAGCTTCTTAAGCTGCTTAACAAAACCCCTATCCGGTACAGCTTCGCTACGCGATACCTTCAATCCTTGAGCATTGCGTTTGGCCAACCGCTCCACCAACTTTTTCTTCGAAAACTCCGTTATGATCTTGCTTTCCTTCATCGCTTTTCCTCCAGCCAGGAAAATCTCCAGCGTTATGCTTACTTGAACTATAGTTAACCAACTTGGGAAACATAGGACCGTTCGTATACTCCAAGTAGGTCGAATCTCCATGCATAGCGGCATGTTCAATCCACCGCTGCTTCACATCAACAACGACAGCCGTAGGCATCCGCTCTGCAACCTTCCCTTCAATCCTTACAAGCGCATCAAGCATAGCCTCTTGAAACTCCGCCTTCTTAGCCAAAAGCTTATCCCACTTATCACTTCCTAAGCCAAATCTTCTTCTTGTCCATTGCTCCATTTCTGTGCACCCGCGCTTAAGAGCCAGCTTCTTACCCAATGCATCTGAGAGCAAATTTGTATTGACCCTTGCATCTGCCAAGCTACATCCCAAGGGATTATACCAAAAGGCAGCATAGCCACCAAGATTTCCGGTAAATGGTCTTGTTTCAATACCACACTTGCATGGTATGTCAACAACACTCCTTGACTCCTTTTGCTGAAACTCATAGATTTCAACAAGCTCCTTTAACGAACTCGGATTACAATAAGTCTTCCAGCACCCAAAGCACTTACGTGGGATAAATGCAAAATGCTTGAAGTACAAATTCAGCCAAAGCAAACAACTCCTCTTCCTATCCACACCATTTTCAATCCAAGGAATACTTAAGTTTTGCTCAAGCTTCCAAGAAAACCTTTGCGTTGCCACGTCCATCTTGAGCCCAATGCTTCGCAACGTAGCAACAACATTAACCTTACTCAAACTCTCATACTTTTCCATGACACTTCTTTCCCTCCAAGGAGGGTGTGGCAAGTTGGAGGGTGGCCTGCCACACCCGGTTAGGCCGAGTCCACCTCCCGGCCGGCCGAGAACCAGTGCTAAACCGGCTGCTCGTTTACCATATGTTCCGTCTTCTGTCGATGATTCGTTGTCGCTGCGACCTCATACGCCAGCTCCACTCCGATAACCTTACACTCATCTGTCGAGGCACTCCCCAAATCATCCAGCTCAATATGCATCGCTGCCATGATATCCGTAGCAGTAAGGTAATCATCCCAATCCAGATCGGTCCACACTGTGGCCTCAAGAGAAGGATTATTCGTCGAGCACGTGTGCGCAGCAAACGTAGTTACCGTATCCGCACCTGCAACGAACTCCGTCATAGCATCCTGCTTGCCAAAGAACTTAACTCCCCACTTAAAAATGGGAGTATCAGCTCCCGCAGCAGCATGTTGAAAGACAATCCTTCCTAACACCTTCTTGTCCCTTGCCAAATTCCACGGAACAGGCATAATATGGCAAACCTCATCCGCCGTGGTCATAGGCAATCCAGCAATCTCACTCGTTGTCAACGGCTCCAGCGTTGGAGTCCCTTCACTCAGCGTAAGATCATTCGTTCCATTGTTATCAAACCCTGCGAACTCCCGAATGGGAATCCACAGCCTACATGTCTTCCAGCCAATTGCTCTGTCTTGAATAGGCATCCTACCGCCTCCTTAGCCAATTCGTTAAGTTACTTGCCCTTGGGCTTCTTACCCGAGGAGCCGCCTGATTGTCTCAGCGCATCACGTAGCGCCTTGTTATGTTCCGAAATTGCCTTGCCAACAGGGTGTTTCTGATTCAATCCAATCCAGTCCTTAATCGTTTTCTTCTTTCCCATAACCACCTCAACCAATCCATTGTCACAACCAGGCAAGCTTCATTTAATGAAACCTACCTGGTTGCAAACAATCCTTATGCAGTGTAAGCAATGTCACACAGGACGCCATGGGAGTTTCTCCGCCGACAGCCCAACTCTGCATATCGAAACAACACAGCCTCGTACGCATCGTATCCACTGATCCGAGAGAGAATAGCCCCATCCTTCTCCATCCAGGAGTAGTCGCTCATCCGGTAGACCTGAAGATCTTCCTTGGTCAAGAAGTAGACTTCTCCATCAATGGCATCCTTGTCTGTAGCCATAAGAACACCGTTGAACTCAATCCCCTTCCAACCACCGTCGAAGAAGTTTGTGTTCACATACCTACGGTCTGCAACACAAAGTTCCAAGTATTCCCGGCGAATAGGCTTAGGAAGTAGGATCAGGTTCGGCCCCATTCCTTCTCCAACATTGTCCTCAACCTTGTCGAACATCTTTTGCATCAGTAAATAGGTCAAGGATCTGGTACCCAGGTACCGGCCAGAAGGATGCGTATCAACCACAGCTCTCCACCAAGTGTACGTGTCGGCATCGAGGCCCTGCAGCGTATCCGTAGTCGGACTCGTATAACTGTTCGCACGGTCGGTCAGGTTGATTTCATCAATGTCCTCGTCGGTAACAATTCCACGCAGCCCCATCATTTCCAATCTGGCGCCACCGGTGGCGTTACTGGCATCATAAGTCACCAAAGATGCAGGGCGCACATAGAACGTGCCTGCAGCCTCGGTAACGCTCGGGTCGGTACAGGTAATGGTGTCATAGGTTGCACTTTCTGCAATAGCAGAAACCGCGATGTTCGTCGCATCAACAGTAGCTGCGGTAATCACCGAACCGGCCACAGTTAGGACAACAGGCACAGCCTTGTTATTCTCCTTCAGATACTTGGCACCAAAGGTCGAGCCGAACCCGTCGCCACCTGTAGCATTGCCGCGATACATCTTTTGCAACGTGTGCGAAGTACCGGTACCACTTCTCCACCGTGCAAGAACGCCGTACCCAGCTCCCCACATCTGGCGATTGATCTCAACCTTCACATCGCGCACGATCCCAGTTACTTCCGAATCGATAACACTTGCATAAGCACCGCGAGCAGCCCGTGTAGCAGCAATGGTCGGCCCGGAAAAGGTAATCGTCCCATAGTTGTACTTCATCGGCACCGTAGCCATAATGTACTTTTGGTAATCAGCATCAGGCAAGGCCCCGCCATCAGCTCGAGCTCCGGTACCACCACTTCTGCCATAGTGACATTCGATCTTAGCATCCTTACCGGAAATGTCATCCTCATTCACCTCCAGCATGTCAGCCAAAATCGTTTCATGATTGAGCTGTTCCTGAATTGCGTCGGTGTAAAAAAGCTTCAACACCTCATCGTAATTCGAAAGGATACCAGCCGAAGAACCTGTGTAAGCCATTTCTTACTCCTTCCTTATTGTAACACACGATTGAGGTATTCAGCAGTTGCTTTTCTCGGCGTTATGGAACTCTTCCCCTTGCGAAAGGAAACCTTTCTCCCTTCCGTAATCAGTTGAGCTTCACTTCCACCACCCTTCTTAATCTCCTTCAACTTGTTCAACTGCTCAATATTCAACCCGTGTTCCTTAGCAAAACTTTCAATCGCGGCGTTCTTCCTTGCTTCCAAGCCGCCCAAGTGATCCTTGGCCACATCCTCCCAGGGTTTTCTGGTAGTACTGGCCTTGGCCACAACAATACTCACATCCTCGTCGTCAAAGTCAGGAAACCTTGCCTTAATGTGCTCCGACACCTTATCCCTAAAGAGCCGACTATCATTATCCTGCAATTGTTTCAGGCTTTGTTGGATCGGTCCCAACGCCTTTGCAATAGCCGCCTCAACAGAGGTCATGTCTTGGGCACCACTGGGCACCACCGAAGGAGTTGCCTTTGGCACTTCCTCTGGCTTCTTCGGTTCCTGCTTAATAACATTTCCTTGCTCGTCCAAAATCCCCATCTCCATCAGATGAAAGATCTTGCCAAATGCACCTTCTGCACGACGAGCCAACTCCTCAGGCGTCAAATCATACTTCTTTGCAGTCTCCTGCAACGCAGCAATCTTTTCTGCCTGAGCACCAACGTTCGCCACACTTTGCTCAAGTTCAGCAATCTTCTCAGGAGTATAAACCTTATCTCCCACCTTCAATTCCGTTGCGACAGGTGCATCAGGCTGAGCGCCTGGTCCGCCAGGCTGACGCCCATCATTGTTAATAACACCACTCATTGTAACCCTCCTATTCCTTTATCTTTAGTTGTTCAAACCCTCCTCTCACGTACCGTTCAAGGTACTCGAGAAAGAAGGAAAAGTTCGTTTGCCTATGCACAATCTGCTGAAAAATCGGACTACAAGATTGATCAACAATGTCCCTATTCCCTGCATAGAGTTCAGTGTAATCTGCCCACAGAGCCCTAACCTCATCGACCTTGTCAATAATCTCATTCCATTTTCCGGCAATCTCGACCAAAGTCGGACGCTTCGCTACCTCTGGTAGCTTTGCCTTTGGCCCAGCCGACGGGGTCGACCTCTTATCCTCTTGCTTCACCATTCAACCCTCCTTGTAGTTGCATTTGTTTCATCATTTGTTCATTCAAAAATCTCACATGCTCTTGCCGGTGGAGTGAAAACGCAATATCTATCTTGGTAAACGTTTGAGGATCAGAAAATCGCATCTGCTGGTACCTAATCGACTTTCTCACCCGATCAATCTCCTCAACATGTATCCCATGATTATCATAGTCATTTACCATAGGCTGTTGCCCCTTCATAATGAGCCCATTCTCCCAGCGCTGCAAATTCTCATCCTGCTTATTCACCGAATAGACATCATCTACGATATTATCCTCGATCAGCCGAAGCACCTTACGAGCTATTGCAGGGTCTTGTGGATTTCCATACAACCCCCTACTATGTCGATCCAACACTTCCTTCTTCCTGGCCAGTGGCGAATCCGGCAAACTCGATGACTTAACCACCTTAACATCGCGGTTACCGCGCAAGTCTGCACCCTTAAAATAAAACGCTTCGAAATCATCCGTTGTCTCACCCAGCTTCATCAACCGCTCAGTCTTATACCCAGCCTGCATACGAAGCAGGATCCTACGCAAATGCGATTCCAAACTCTCCTCAAACACCGAGTGCGAAGGAATACCACCATGAGCATCTTGCTCAAGCAGCATCCCAACCATATCACCAGATCGAATATCCGATCTATTCGTCCCACGACTTACCTCATGTTGCGAGAATAAGTTCTCCAGCGAAAACTGTGTCCAGTCCATCGATTTATCAATCGTCGGAGGCAAGCTTTTGAGATCCAAAAACTTAGGTTCGTGCCCAAGCACCGGAGAGAACGCCAATCGTTCCCCATGCCCATCATCCGGCATAACCTCAATATTACTCTTCCTCGGCGTGAGCAACTTAGCCTTCCCAGCTACAAAGTTAAAATTCTCCAACGAGGTTAAGTTTCTATTCCAGCTCCTCTGCAATCCAATACCATGAGACATCTTGGCAACTCCCCAAAACAGTCCAGGGAAGTCCAAATCCTTAAAATGCTCAAGCGAATATTCCACAAAAGGATAATCATTCTTCTCCAGCACAACACCATTAGCCATATGCACCACACGACCGCGAGGAAACTTCTTACAAGGCTTCTGGTAGAATTGAATCAAAAACGCAGAAGGTGCGCGACCAATATGCTGATCCCCAGTCAGCCCCGAAACCAGCGCCTCCAACGTAATATATCCAGAGCCAATTTGCTCTTCCCTAACCTCGCCTCCCCTATCATAGTTCTCTTCAAAATACTCCAGCGTCTTCCTCTTCATCTTAGCAATCCAAGGAAAATCTTGCAACTCATCGTCTCCAAACGAAGCCGGAACAACTACCTCAAACGGGCTCCAAATTTCCGCATCCACATCTCCAGCATATTCAACCTGCCCAGTTTCCTTATTAATTCCCCAAGGTCCCTTCTTAGGATTCCACCTATCATCCAAAAATGCATTACCTGTGGCATAGATCCAAGCAGCAAGCTTCCTAATCTTCCTCTTCAACAACACTTCCCGATAGTACCACTCGGCCATCTTAGTTCCCATCTTCGCTGCAAGAATATCCTCCTCCTGAGTCGAATTGGGAATAACAGCTATCTTCGGCCGAGACTTAATCAGATTCGAAACCTCCCTAACCCACTTTGGCAACAAGATATTATCCGTCACCTTTTTCGTTCCAGCGGGGAACAAAATCTGATGCAGCGTATGTGCAGTAGCATTGAAGAACGTATGTTGGTTTCCAGTCAAAAAGGCCAAATTCACAATGGCCTGTCTCTCCATAGGCCTTCGCAACTCGAGCCCTCTGTCCACATAGTTCTTCACTTCGCCCCAAACGGAGTCCATCGGATTCTTCGTCTTCCGTTTACCTTTCATACTTAGTATCGCCATTGGCTTACACCCTGTTAATATCGCTCACTATTTCACCAGGCTCCGGGCTCAGCGGCACATCAACCCTAACCGTCGGCCCAACTTCGTCCTCGATCCTTGCCGGCACTTGCCCAGCTCCCAAGTAGTGCATCCGCTCAACCATAAGCGTATCGATAGTCCGTTCCAACCTATCAATATGCCCATTCAAATGACCAATAACCGACTCGTACGTCTCACGTTCCGACTTAAACATAACTTTCCCTCCAAGAAAGGGCGGCAAGTCGCCAGGCCGCCAGATTAACTTCCATTCCCACCAACAATCTTACTAAGAATACCCTTAGCTCCACCAGCCGACCCAGCAATCTTCTCCAGTGACCGGCCAACTACATAACCAGACAACCCAAGCTTTAGCAATCCCCACATATCTGCAGGAATCTCCAACACCAACTTGTACTTCGCTCCGAAAAGCAACTCAATATAAGGAGCAACAATATAATTATTCGCTACAATAGTACCAAAGATCATCATAATAACCGGTCTCCAATTCCTTTGCAGCCAACTATCTCCCTTCGCCTCAGCGACAATAATTCCTCCCTGAGTCTTAACCAACGTAGCGTACTCACCATGAGCAATCTCTGCAATCCTTTGCGAAAGCGCGGCCTTGACCTTCAGCGCAAGATCCTTGTCCGGAACAAAATCATCGACAATATCCAACGCCTTGGTGAACAAACCTGCCACAGGAGCAACTAACGTATTCCACCAGCTCATGCCACTTTCCTTTCCCAAACCTTACAACATTGCTTGGTGCAAAAACTCAATCAACTTAAACAGCATCATCGACGAGCCTTTGGACACCACGCCAAAACCGATCAAGACGCCAACGATCAGCAGCTTCCTCTCCTTAATCCACTGCTTTCCAACGTACTTACTATCACACTCATGCAGTTCGTTGCGTATCGCATCTTGCCTGTTGCACAAAAACTCCAACATATCATATTGCAATCCACGATACGTTTCCTCGTTAGCCGTCATAAAAGTCCCCTTATCAACCGGCAGACTGTTTACCATATCCACTCCCTCCAAAGAGGCCGAAGCCTCAACAAGATCCTTCTCCCTACTCCTCAGAGAAGAAAAGAACAAACGTGCCACTCGTAGCATTACCCGCGTTCGAAATATCCAGATCCAACGTAGTTCCATCCACCACGGTGAATGTAGTGGTAAGTGCAGCAACCGTTCCATCGGTAGAATTCGAACAATCCGCTCCATCTCCGCCCAGAACATCTGCCCACTCTATTGTCCTCGTCCCTGACTCCGTAGGAATAATAATAGAAGCAGGAATAACAATATCGTAATCAGCGCTAACCCCACTTTCTGGATCGGTGGCAAATCCATAAATCTTAACATTTCCTTGAACAGTAAATGTATCATTACCACTAACATCTCCACTTCCGTCACTTGTCCAGGCCCAGATAATTGCTTGCACAACACCTTTGGCACTGACAAATGAAGTCAACTTCACACTTCCTGCCGCGTAAGCCAAGCTCACGTAGCACAAAAACAAGAGACCAACAGCATAACTCGCACATTTCATTAAATGAAGCTTCCGAGCTTTAATCATTTCTTCTTACCTCCCTTACCCTTATGCACCTTGCCCAACGGGCCATAGATGTAAGCATTCTTCCTATCTCCAGTAAGGCCTTTCTTCTCCGCAGTTCGCCTTAGCTTATCATGCAATTTCTTCGGCATAACCGGATCTCCTCTTACGCAGCGCCGTTTCAAAACAACGCTCTTCGATTGTCGGTTCGTGATCTTGCTTGTAATCCTCAATGTTGAAAATATTCGCTGGCAAGCCATCCCGACGCATCTCCTGCGGAGGAACATATTCACCGCCAGGAAGCAACTCATCCACCGCCAGGGCAATGCCCCATGCCATAACCTCGTCGTCGTTACGCCCAGCAGCAGCCTGTGGCTTGTTTGGCGTTACGTAGACAAACGACGTCATTTCTCCGGCACAGCGCTGGTCAACCCAACCCACACCTTCGCTCAGCCATGCCTTCAACGCAGAAACAACCTTCTTCCTTGAAGACCCCGTAGTCCTCCATCCCTTTGTATGCACTACCTTTTGGGCCAAAGAGTCGAAGTTAGGCATAAGGAAAAGGTTAGTCATACCGCGCTCCACACAAATATCGAACGTGGCCAGACCGGGACTGTTCGTCTCAATAGCTATCGTTGGTTCCAATTCGCAAGAAGCCTTGTCCTTAGTCAACCAAGCTTCAATCGAAATAATAATTCCCGCCAAATTCGCCTCGTCGATCCTTGAGAAATAAGAAAAGGAACATGACTTCGTACTGCGGTTCAATCCCTTGATCACAGCATAATCACCATGTTCCTTTCCTTCAACAACATCAACACCTACCACTTCTTCGGAAGTACGTGTCGGTTCATCGTAGATGACAAGAATCCCTTCATACGATTCCAGCCCTTCGAACTCAGTTCTATGCATTGATCCATCATCGTCAAAATAAAAAGCCCCGATTGGCCTACGATCACTACGCAGCAAACCAAGAACCCTACGACCAGCACGCCCATCAAAAGCAGGCCGTCCAGCACCAATGTAGTCAATGTCCAACTCCTGCGCAATCTCTGTGGCTCCCCTTCGTTTGCATTCTGCATCATACCATGGGCTCCTTAGCCAAGCTTCCTCACCCTTCCAGTTCAACCAATTAACCTCTTCGAAGACACCCTTAGCCAACTTCTCCACCAACTCCTTGGGCTTTGGAAATATACAATATAAACCTTCGGCCTTCTTAGGATGCAACGACCAATGCATAGTGATCTTATCCGTCTTACCATCAGTTACAACGGTGAAGTACTGGCCATGAGCGCCGAATGCCGTGGAAATCGGAATCCGACATGGCGTAGCATCCGCCGCAGCTGTCCAAGCACTTTCGCTCGTTCCTTCCCACTTTGCAAACTCGTCGAGAAACGCTGCCAAATACCTACCACCAGTGGAGAAGTTTGGGTTATTCGATTCTCCAGTTATCGAAGAACCAGTTTCCGGATTAACCAGCTTCATAAAATTATCACACTTGCTAGACCAGCCCTTCGGCAAAAGCCACCAAGGAAGCCTACGAATAAGATACCTTGCCTTCTCGAAAAGCGTTCGCATGTCGCCTTTCTTATCTACATAATCCTCGACCCTCGAACCGAAAAGAAAGTCACCTCCGCCCTCAGGGCTAAGCCACAACCAAACTATCGTTCCAATAACATCCCAAGAAGCGCCCATATCCCGAGACTTTTCCTTAGCCAAATCCCTACCCTCGGTAATATGCCAAAGTGTAGTTAGGATGGACAAATCCTGATACCAATACGTACAAAACGGCTGGTCATGTCTCGGCCTTCGCCGGACATCCTTTGTATAATAGAAAGCGTTGAACGCAAAAAGGATATCCTCGAAGAATAGCGCACGAACTCGTTCGCGAAACGCAACATCCTCCTCCGCCTTGCGCAAAATCTCCAAGCGCCAACGAAGGTTCTCTTCGTAAGACTTCGGATAAGGCGAGAGCAAACTCGTTTCGTACCTAAGCCAATGGGCATAGAGCTTGTCCAATGTCTCAACAGACCAATTCAACTCAAGTCCTTTAGGAATAGGTACCATCGTTTCCCTTCAGCAAGTCCATTAGTTCGTTCCTAACCTCGTCCTCGTCCATCTCATCTGCCGAAACCGAACGGTTGTCATTATATTGCAAAAAGTTAACCCGGCCTCCAGCTCCGCCAACCTTCCTTATCCCTGCAATACCAAGCACTTCCAGCGCGGCGTTCTGCCGGAGCTTGCGATTCGCCGGCTCTGAAGGATTAACATCCATATCCTCGTCCACAATCTCCAACGCCCGTTTTGCCATCAACCGAATATCCGCAGCCATATCGTGCTGAACCAGTGCATGTTCGCTTTGCAACCTTTGCACCTCTGCTTGAAACGCAGGACTTCCCATTATGGCCGAGACTTGGCTCGGGCTCATATGATAGAGGTCGCAAATCTCATTCGGTCGAGCATTACCAAGGGCTACTGCCTGCGCAATACTCATATGCCAAGGACGTAAGCATTGAATCCCTGGAGTCTTCCCAGTCCCGCCTTCTCCCTCTTGAAACCGTCCCATAACTAAGCCATTTCTTCTTTCTGTTTAGCGAAGTACGCTTGCATCCTCGCGTAGAATGAACCTTCGCCATTCAAGATGTCCTTGTACTCTTCCACCGGATTCTCGATCTTCGAGTCAAAAGACTTGCTGTTAAAACCAAGAACCGAGGCGTAGGTTTGCGTAAGCGTTGAATCGGAACCTTCGGTGCCAGGGGGCGCGCTCGAGGAACCAGAGGAGCTACTCAGCGCAGACGGTCCGCTTAGCCCGGCGCTAAGCGCCTCTCCGGCTTTACCTGTAGCCACAGAGCTTAACATGTCCTTCCCACTCGGCGCGCCCATAGACTTCCAACCCATGTAGCCCAAAGCCGCAAGGCCTCCAGCTACCGGGTTAGACGTAAATCCGGTTACCACTGTAAAAGTCTTAATTGCCGTCTTGAACGTGTTCCAAACACTCTTTGCAGTCATTGCATCACGAGCTGTCTCAAGTTCAGCAAGCGACCGCGTTGTAACACCAGAGGTATCAATTGCAAAATCTGTGCTTGAAAACGGGTCCATGTTAAAATCTGATGTTACTTCCATCGGTCCATAGGGATCATACGAACTTCCATAGCCATAACCCGGCCCGGCATCATCAAGGCTCCAGTCGCTTTCCGACTCTGCAGCCATAGCATCCGACGCCACTCCTTCGGAGAATGCTCCACCAAAGTCGGAGTATCCGGCTAACGATTCGCTCGAACTCGAGCTGCTTTCATCCTCTGCCATGATTCCCTCCTAACGAGAAGAAATGGGCTGTTGCCCATCGCGCTGGTGCGCTTATCCCATCATTCCATGCACCGGTCGTATTGTCAAATGGAAAATTCCTGATATGCTTGACTCTTCCTTTCCAGCCGACGCAATGCGCCC